GGTTAACATGGTACCTATGAGTGCCCCTCAAGCTGAGGCGCACCTTAAAGGTAAAGTAAGTTTTGAAGCATTGTACATTGGTGTTACAACTAATATCAAAGATATGCGCGCTGGCGCGATGTCACATAAACCCAACTCCATTTTAAGTAGGTTGGAAGTAGTTGTTACCCCAACAGTAATCAAAGAATTCCGCATAGCTGATGGTCACATGCTTGATTTTGCTAAAGCAAATGCATGGAACATTGGTAAAAGCGAAGATGAAAGAATGTTACCCCCATTTTGGACGTTAACTGCTGAAAAAGCCCGTTTCTCTACTAATAGTGATAATTCAGATCACCATACCTGGGAAGTTATTAAAGACTCTACAGGAAAGCCTATGAAGGATGTGCCAATACATGAATTTGTTAAGTGGTACATACCATATTGTAAGAATTATTACGAGAATCAAAAAGAAACGTTAGCGACTAGTAAGTTACTTAACAAAAACATGAAATGGTGTGAGACATGTAATCTCCCCGCTTTGGTGTGTAATTGTGAAAACTTGGGTGATATCTTCTCTGTTAGTACAACTAGCAGTGGAATCGATGAGATACCCGATGATAAAGAGGAAAACGCTGATGAAAAATCAGACGATGAGTCAGATGATTCAGTGGCGAGTTCAATCTTCCAATTTTTTAAACCAGATCTCAGTCGGCTTAGAACCACGAGTTCCAAGAAAATTAGCAGTGGTATTGTTCCAGAGAGCTTATCTTCTATTCTTGGTTATGTCGATTGTAAAGTTGATTTTGTTACTAAGACGGTTTTCACGTCCTTGTTTAATAAAGTCTCGGATTCGGTCACTAATTCTTTTTACCCTTTCTGTGATAGTTCGGCACAAAGTGCTACAATGATCACTTGTGCGGCTCTGAGGTGGGCTTGGAACTCACCCTTCGCTCGAGTGACGACTTGGATTCCAGAAAGCTGGTTATTTGATGGTAATGGGCAACCTCGCTCGATTGTTTTCGAGTGGATTGGCAGTCATGCTCCGAG